CAACTCGGCTCTTAATGGTTGTTTATCTGGGGAATGGTTGGATTTTGAAAGTCATGTTCTAGATGTTATGTCGAAAATTGAAGAAATTCAAATCTATATGTCCCCCCGTGATGTCAGTATAGCCAGAACTTATTTGGACAAATTGCAACAGATGAAAGTGAATATAGTTGCGCGAGAGAATGGAAAAAATAATCGCGTTCAACCTTTTGCTTTCACCATGACTGGTGGAACTGGAGTTGGTAAGTCCCACTTGTCTACATCTTTAATTCGACACATACTTAAATCAAATAAATTTCCGGTTCATGATAATACTATAGCGACTATAAATCTTAAACAAAAACATTGGGATAACGTTTATAACGATACATTAGGGTGGAAATTTGATGACCCGGATTTTGTTTTGGATACTAAATCAGTTGATGATTATGCCACACCAATCGGTAGAGCACTTAATGGCGAACAATTTGTTTTAGAAAAAGCTGATTTGGATTCTAAAGGTAAAGTTTTTTGTAATTGTATGGTCGCTGCTTTGACCTCTAACGATCCAGAATATGGTATACCTCAAGTTGCAAAAGAACCAGCCGCATTTCATCGCCGCTTTCATGCGCATATTGAGGTGAGGATTAAGACTGATTTTTGTAAAATGTCTAATGATGGTTCTCCATCATGTGAAATGGACCCTGAGAAAGTTCGACGAATATATCCAAATACTCTATTTCCAGATATTTTCCGAATTAATGTCATGAAAGTGAAAATTAGAAGAAGACAAAAAAATACTGTCTACACTGAGGATGTTGATGACATTTATAGACTTCACACTCCTGACAGTTATTGCTTTGAGCCAGTAGTGTGGAGAGGTGAAGAAATGAGGCAAATAAGCATTGGTAAACTTTTAGCATACCTGACTGAAGTAAGTAAGTCATGGTTTGAATTACAAAGATCTTTAGTGGCATCTGGAAATCCAGATATGAAGTTGTGTCCAGGTTGTAACGTTGCTTGTGAACATTGTGTATGTGCTCGACCACATTCTGGAAGTAAAAATGATGATGTAGATAGCGATTCTATTACGATTTTCAAGAATGAGGATGAAGATGATGGTGTTTCAATCAGTGAGAGTAAGATTTCAGGCGAGCATGACAATCATCCTACTATTATAACTACACAATCTTTGAATAATGAATATCTGATAGTAGATCGTTCTAAGTTTGGTCGTATACCAAAATTTACTACTCCGGGTAATTATCCGTGTTCTTTGTGTGGTTCCAAATGTGATATATCTGGTTTGTATGTGTGCCTTGACAGTAAGAATGATCAGGTGAGAATATGTAGAAAATGTCTCGCCATCACACGAGTTACATGCGATAAATGTCTTAGACTGCCTATTGAACAAACAAAAATGAAAAGACAACCTAAACAAGTTGTCAAATGTGCTGAAAAATTTTGTTTAAATTGCAAGAGCGTCAAGACTGAATCTGGTACGAAAAGTGTCCATGAATTTATTGATGAGTTTGTTTTAGAATACACTAGCACAGTGAATGTCGAGAAAACATTGAAAATCACTTTTGAGAGTGTTATAATCAATTATTTAATTGGTGGATACGAAGGTGTAGTTGAATATATGAACAAGTTGAGCATAGGTTTCTCTTTAGAGTGTGGAAATTTTGTTTCAAAATTGATTTCCCGGCTCTTGGATTTAGCTTATGCAAAAGGGCTATTGACTTGGGAAATGTGGGTGCCACGCACTATTGAAGCTACACCAGTGATGGAGTATCTTTATGAAAAGTTTGGTTACGCGAAGTACGTTAAGCGTGCAGATGATTCCATTGGAATCATATCCTTGTTATCCTTTCTCATGATGAAATTTGATAGCTTTTCATATCGTAATTTATTGGGTATCATTCCTTTGACTTATGTTGCGACCAACTTTGCACCAGCTTCATGGTTAGTTAGATACATTTTGAACAAAATCTCTTATGGGGATTACGTTCGATTAGTATTAACATTCAAGAAAATTGTGAAATTTGCAAAGAGGTCAAAACAACCAGCATTAGCAACTTTTTTGCTTACTTTTCTTCATACGATATATAGGTATAAACCAGACACTTGGATACTCGGCGGAAATCTTTGGAAAATCTCGATTATGTTAATTATGTTAATTATTAAAAAGATGAAGAGGCGAGATATGTCCCTTAGACGAGCCATTACACGTTTTTGGATAAAATCTAAGACTAATAATCCTGTGAGAGATGAAATTCTTCCTTCAGTAGGTGCTTGTTATATTATTGGTAAGTTAGGGTTAATTGGTAATAATGTCTTGTATACCATATTAGATAAGTATAGATTGAACCCTCAAGCTGATAGTGAGATGCCAATAGTTGACTATGCAAGTCTTTCTGGTATGGCTCGATATTGGTATAAGAAACAGTGGTATAATGCCAATTTAGATCCATTGCCTGTGTCTATAACTAGTAACCATGTTGAGTTGAAGAATGCTGTGTGTAAAAATTTGTTGCATGTTCTTAATACAAAATCAGGTGAGAGTTGTGATGCCTTTGCAATTTGTAGCAGAATGATCTTACTTCCACATCATCAAGTGTCAAAGAAACGAGCTAAGTACATTTTTACTCGTAAAGATGATTTGCAAGGAGTTTGTGGGAATGCACGTTTTTCATGCAATTTTTCTTTAGATGATTGTAAATATTATGGTGGTGATCTTGTTGTCGTAGAAGTCCCAAAATCTGGTGACTTTGCAGACATGTCCAAGTACTTTATGGACAATTCAGAAAGATTACCTCCATTTGGTTCTATGATTTACAGACGTTCTAATGGTTGTATTGAGGTTAATGAAGTTGTGGAAATTAAGCATAATAGTCGTTGCACGAACAACCATTGTATTATTCCTGGTGATTCTTCCAGCAAGGTCTATTTCAATGGTATGTCGTATATTTCATCTGGTGTTGGAAGGTGTAGGTGTATGTCTGTTGTACTTGCAGTAGAGAATCCTTCAGCTATATTAGGATTTCATCTTGGAGGATATGATAACAATTATGGTGTTGGAGCTGTGTTAACGAAAAGTGATATAGTACGTTTTAAAGACGCTTTCTCTGTTAGTCCTTCACACATACTGTTACCAGAGAGTGGAACTTTTCGACAGCAACAATATGGAGTTAATTGTGTTATCCAAGGTGTACATCCAAATAGTGTTGCCGCACATATGAAAGATGGAGAGTATAAATTGTTCGGTAGTACTGGATTTGTTGGAAAAGATTCTTCTAGAGTAGTTAGAACTCCTATCGATGAAGATGTACGATCTATCTGTGGAATAAAAGTTGAATGGGACAAGCCAAAGTTGGAAGGCTTTGGGGATAATCCTAGTAGAAAAGATAAATGGTTGGCATGGACTGATTCAATAACTCATACTGCAGACGAAGTGCCTCGAGATGTTTTAGATGCCGCTGTTTCTGACTACACAAATGGTATTATTTCGTATATCAAACATAACCCTCCAGACATTATGCGACCTTTGAATGATTTTGAAGTTGTTTGTGGAGTGCAAGATGTGGAGTTTATTGAGCCATTAGAATCTTCAACATCAATAGGTTTTCCTTTGGGTGGATCCAAGAGGAAATGGATGGAGCTTCGTAAAGATGAACTTGGTCAATGGAGAAATATGTTTACTACTAACATGTTTATGGAATCAGCAAAGTACATTGAAGATGCTTACGTACATAATAAAAGAGTTTATTCGGTTTATAAGAGTTTTCTAAAAGACACTCCTACAGAAGTGGGCAAAGATAAAGTTAGAATTGTGAATG